TGTGGTTCGGGCAACCGGGGTTTGAGGAATACACCAGCTACGCACTAGGGCTGCATCAAAAGCTAGTCACCGGGGGTACTGATCCCCGCTCCGATGAGTATTTCGACCAGATCGATGGTCGCATGAAGTCGAAGTTCCCCGAGTTATTCGGCGGCAACGAAGACAAGCCGAAGACGGTTGAGGTTCAAAAGAAACCCACAACGGTCGTGGCTCCCGCCACTCGTACTACGGGTGTCGGAAAAATTCGACTGACTCAAACGCAAGTTGCGTTGGCGAAAAAGCTGGGCCTGACCCCGCAGCAATACGCTGCTCAAGTGGCAAAACTGGAGAACCAAAATGGCTGAAACTCAAAACCGTATCCCCCGTGACATGCAGTCACGCGAAAAATCTGCTCGTATGGTGTACACACCTTCGAGTTCACTGCCCGATCCGACACCTGAGCCGGGTTATGTGTATCGCTGGGTTGCGACGCACGTCCTGGGACAGTCTGACCCCACCAACGTATCCAAAAAGATGCGCGAGGGTTGGGAGCCGGTGAAGGCGGTTGACCATCCTGAACTTATGCTGCCGGGTAACGAGAAGACCGGGAACGTGGAAATTGGTGGCCTCATGCTCTGCAAGATGCCCGCTGAACTCGCACGCTCACGGGACGACTATTACGGGCGTCAAGCACAGGCTCAGATGGACTCAGTGGACAACCACTTCATGCGAAACAATGATCCACGGATGCCGTTGTTCTCGGACCGCAAGTCCAGCACGACGCGCGGAGGTGGGTTTGGTTCTGGTTCAAAGTAACTTAGGAGTCCTTAAATGGCATCTACTGCTGCTCCCTACGGCCTACGGGCTGTAAACCGAGTTGACGGTCTGCCGTACGCAGGCGAAACGCGTCAGTTTCTGATTGACCCCGCCGGCTATTCGAGCAACCTCTTCTACGGCCAAGTGGTGAAAATCCACACTGACGGTTACATCCGCCTCGTGACTGAGACTGGTGGCACCGGCGACGCATTCCCCGCTGGCACCATCGGTGTCTTCGTGGGCTGCTCGTACGTCAACGCGCAAGGCCAGACGGTCTTCTCGCAGTACTATCCCTCGGGTTCGCTGAACGCTGTTGCGTACGTCGTCGATGACGACCGCGCCGTGTTCCAAGCCCAGGCCGATGGCCCTGTGACGCAGACTCAACTGGGTCAAAACATGCTCTTCGCCGCTGCTCAGAGCGGTACGGCAGGCACGGGTGGTTCCACCACTTCGGGCAATTCGCTGTCGGCACTGAGCGCCACGACGCAAGCTGGCACCGCTGGTTTCCGTCTGGTCGGTTTCGCACAAGGCCCGTTCTCGGCTGTTGGCGATGCTAAGACCGATGTGTTGGTGAAGTTCAACATCGGCCAGCATTCGTACACGAATGCAACTGGCGTTGCCTGATAAGGAGTGATCTGAAATGGCAATTTCTCGTGCCCAACTACTCAAGGAACTCCTGCCCGGCCTGAACGCTCTGTTCGGTATGGAGTACGCTCGCTACGGCGAAGAGCACAAGGAAATCTACGAGACTGAAAAGTCCGAGCGTTCCTTTGAAGAAGAAACCAAGCTGGCTGGCTTCAGTGCCGCTCCGGTGAAGAACGAAGGTCAGGCCATCGCGTATGACAATGCGCAGGAAGCCTTCACCGCTCGTTACAACCACGAGACTATCGCCCTTGGCTTCTCGATCACCGAGGAAGCAGTGGAAGACAACCTGTATGACAGTCTGTCTGCCCGCTACACCAAGGCTCTGGCCCGTGCGATGTCCTACACCAAGCAGGTCAAGGCCGCTGCCGTTCTGAACAACGGCTTCAACGGCGCTTATCCCGGTGGTGACGGCGTGTCGCTGTTCGGCGTCAACTCTTCGGCCACTCGCGTGGGTCACCCCCTGGTTTCCGGTGGTGTGAACTACAACAGCCCGTCTGTTGCCGTTGACCTGAACGAGACGTCGCTCGAAAACGCTGTGATTCAGATCGCTGCGTGGACGGACGAACGCGGTCTGCTGATCGCCGCCAAGCCGGTCAAGCTGGTCATTCCGCCCAGCCTGATGTTCGTTGCCAAGCGTCTGCTTGACACTGAACTGCGCGTGGCCACTGCTGATAACGACATCAACGCTATCAAGCAGATGGGTGCGATCCCCGGTGGCTTCACCGTCAACCACTTCTTGACCGACGTCAACGCTTGGTTCCTGACCACGGACGTGCCCAACGGTCTGAAGCACTTCGAGCGTGTCGCTATGGGCACCTCGATGGACGGTGACTTCGACACCGGCAACGTGCGCTACAAGGCCCGCGAGCGTTATTCGTTCGGCTGGTCGGACCCACTGGGCATTTGGGGTTCTGCTGGCGCCTAAGCCACAGCCCAATACCCATGCGGTTTACAAAGGGGGCTTCGGCCCCCTTTGTTTTATAGCTTGCGTTACTCATTCGCTTGATGTAATATGCGGCGATGAGCACAGGATTACCTGTGTCAAAGTCTAGAGGGGCCTATGACTCGCTGCATCTACAAGATCATCAACGTCATCAACAACAAGTTCTACGTCGGCAGTGCCGTCAATTTTGAGAAGCGGAAGGCGCGGCATATTTGGCGCTTACGTCGTGGCGACCACGCCAATAAGCATCTGCAAGCGGCTTGGCAAAAGTACGGAGACAAGGCGTTCGTTTTTGCCGTAGTTGAGGTTGTGCCTGAGTCCGCAGACTTGCTTGCTGCAGAGAACGTCTGGCTCAAACAGCACGTTGGTAAAGACTACTGCTACAACCTGGGGACCGACGCCACTGCGCCTCAGTTGGGCATGTCGGGCAGCAAAAACGCTATGTGGGGGAAGACCTTTTCCCACACGGACGCGGCCAAGGCGCGTATCGGCGCGGCGGCTAAAGCACGTGTTCAGTCCCCCGAAGAGAAAGCCAAACGGCAGGCTACGCTTAAAGGGCGAGTGATTCCCGTAGACACCCGCGCCAAGATCAGCGCCACCCTGTCCGGCGAAGGCAACTTCTGGTACGGCAAGAAGCGGCCCGACCACGGTGCCAAGGTCAGCAAGGCAGTGGAGGTGTGTGACGCTACCGGTAGCGTCACAACGTACCTCAGTATTCAGGCGCTGCGGGAAGCTCTAGACCTCAAACCCCCCACAGTTAACCGCGCCTTGAAATCAGGCAAACCCTTAACTCGCGGACCTTTGAAAGGTTGGTCGTTCAAATACGTTGACGCTGACCCAGGCCCCGGTGTATAAACTCGACAGTCCCAAGATTCCAACCTGCTTGCTGACCGGCTTGGCGGACTGACCTCACAGACAGCAAGCGCAATTGAGGAGCCATAAATGGCACGCACTACCTTCTCCGGCCCGGTTGCATCTGACAATGGTTTCATTGGCGGCATCACGGGCAACGTCACCGCAACGACCGGCACCTCTACGTTTAACAACGTGGAAGTCACTGGCAATGCGGGTATTGGCAACGCCGCCACCGACACCATCGGTTTCTACGGCGCTACCAAGATTGTTCGTCCGACTACCGCCGTGACGGCTGCTGCTTTTGCTGCCAACACCAGCGGCATTACCGACGATACGGCCACTTACGGCGGCTACACGATGGGCCAAGTCGTTGCGGCGCTCAAGAACCTCGGCCTGCTGACCTGATAAGGGGCGCATCATGGCGATGCAATACGACGTTAAATCAGCGCACATGGGTGCGTCTGGTGTAGCGGTCACCTACCGTACGCGTCTCAAGGGTGCGATTGTTTCGGCCAATGCCAGTGCTGCCACGCGCAACACGGTGTACGCCAACAATCTGGCCCAAACCGGCACGTACGGGCGTTCGACCAATACAGTCACGGTGACCATCACTGCGCACGGACTTGCCACTGGCGACCGCGTGTGGCTGTCTTTCTCGGCAGGCACTGGCGGCACGGCGACGACCAACGTGTACTCTGTGACGGTATCCAACGCCAACACGTTCACGGTTACGGATGCTGCGTCGGGCACCATTACTGGAAGCCCCGCAGTCACCATGTACGCCGATCTCTTGTTGGAGGCCGACTCGTACAACCCGACAGCGTTCAACGTGATCATTCCCGGTGAGGGCATCCTGGCCGAGAACGGTATCTACGTTGGCTTGGTTAGCAACGTCACCACGACGATCTTTTATGGCTAAGACCCCGGCATGGCAGCGCAAGGAAGGAAAGAACCCCAAGGGCGGCTTGAACGCCAAGGGGCGAGCCTCCTACAACGCCGCGAATCCAGGGAAGCCCGGACTGAAGGCTCCACAGCCGGAGGGCGGGCCACGCCGCGACTCTTTTTGCGCCCGTATGAAAGGGATGAAAAAGAAGTTGACGAGCGAAAAAACCGCAAAAGATCCGAATTCGAGGATTAACAAGAGTCTTCGGGCATGGAACTGCTGATATGGAACGTCATCCTCTCCTTCTTGTCGGCGATCATTCTCTGGGTGATCAAGTCGCATGCGGAAGAGGTGCAGCGCATTCAGATTCTCCTCAACCGCACGCGGGAGGAGATTGCCAAGGAGTACGTCACGAAGTCGGACGTGCACGACGACATGAACCGGGTGATCGCTCGGTTGGATCGTCTTGAAGGCAAGCTCGACGCGTACATGAAGGAGCAGCGAAGTGCCCTCAGTTAGCGGTAAGCAGCATAGGTTCATGGCGGCGGTGGCCAACAACCCCAA